GTATTATTCGTTGATGTGTAAAATCTTGTTTGTTCTGAATTACCACTGAATATAACAGTATCACCTGAATAGTTATAACCATTGTGTACAACGGGATATAAATAAGGATACGGATGTTCAGTATCTAATTGGAAGTTAGTGTAATTGAATTGTTGTGTAACAACAGATAAATTGAAGGTATGGTTGAAATGAAATTCATCATCATTAAAATTCATGTCCTTCAATAAGTTATTACCAATCAATCCAAATAAGTTTCCAACCTCAGAATATAATGTAACTGAATATTCTACTTTGGAATTTAATACTCCAACCTTATTCAATCTCATGTATCCTGTAAAATAGGACTCATCATTTAATAATACAGAACATGGAACTCTTAGTGAGGCATCAAAATATAATGATACCGCATCCACATTGAAGAAGTTTTCAAAGAATCTGTTATTCTTTTTTGTTCCTGGCAAAGTCAAACCGATACTATAATCTGAGTTTTTCTTAGAAATATCCTGTAATTCCGCAACAGATTTGTTAATCTTAATTGGAACATCGTCGTATAAATCTAAAAACTCAAAAGCGTTTGTCCCTTCTACTAAGGTTGAAGGGATATTAGTTTGTACTCGTAATACTGTTTGTTGTTGTGACATAAATTAAAATCCTTTATTTACAAAGAAACTATCAGCGTACTTTAATGTTATTCTATATTTGTTTAGTTTTCTATGTTTCTTAGTTATCGTTTCAACCTCTGTTGATAATATCTGTACAGGTCTTAAATCCTTGTACACTTTATCTTGTCTATCCATTGGTGAAATGAAATCTGGTCTCATCTCGTACACTTGTGGTGAATAGAACATTTGTTCTAACCATTGTCCGTATGGAACTGATAGGTAATCAGATTCTAATACTATTTCTCTGTTTACATCTGTACCAAATGTTTTAACACTTCTACCCGCATCTCTGTCAGGTGTGTTTAAATCCGTTGCGTAGTATCTACTATCGTAACTCTGTGTTGTTATCTTCTTAACATCGTTTCTGTAAGATGTGAATGTGAAATAGTCAAATCCTCCTTTAGAATTTAAGAACGCTAAACGAGTATTTTCAGGTCCACAATTACCTGTCAAATAGAAATAGAACGTTTCTGATATTGGTCCCATTGGTCCTTCACTAACTCTTGAACCATTTTGTGTTGGATAACCATAACATAATTGAACAGTGTAGTAGGCAATCTCAGTCCAATCTACATCAGTAAAAATACCACTTATGTCAACTGGTCCACATGGTAATGTTGATATTTGTAAAGTATCGGTATATCCTGTTGGTGATACGTAAGCACCATAAGTTCCACCAACAGCACCATTTACTTGTTCCCAAAAAGAATTTATTAAAGTATTATTCTCATCATAAAAATCAAATTGTACAAAGTCTGCTTCAATCACTTGTCTATCTCCGGTCTGTCCGTTTAAGAAATATAATACGTAATTTTCGTCAGATTGTATATATTGTATCCTTGGTGCGTCGGTTAAAAATCTACCCCACTCACTCATCTCAGGAACTGATGGATAGTCCATTAAGTATTGTGACATGGGTGACAACATTCTATTTGAATCGATTGTCGGAAACACAATACCTGCGTTTGGTTGTTGTGCCAATACTGTACCAATTTCTTGGTCGTAGTTTGGTAGAATGTATTTGTTCTGACCCATTTGGAAAGCTCCACCAATCAAATCAAAATATTCTCCTGTATTAGTTGTACCTGAAGCCGTAACTCCTGTTTGTGAAATGTTAATTGGGATACTTGAATAGTGGTCCAAATCATTTAAGATAAAACCGTTATTCTCGTATTGTTGTGTACCACCACTTACATATTTGTATGCGTATCTATAACTTGCTTGAATAATGTTTCCATAAGGATTAACAAAATTCAATTGTGTGTATGTACTAAACCAATCGTTTAACCAATAGTATTGGTAATGTTCTGACTCAACATAATTCGATAAATAATCGTATGGTCTTATGTTGAAATTATATTCAAAATATGTAGAACCTGTCGCACTAATATTATAAGGAACCAAAGTCATCTTACCAACTAATTGATCTGATGCGGTTCTTGTAGCAACAAACATGTTAACATCCAATTCCATGGACGATACATAGGTATCACCTGTAAGTGTTACTTGATAGGTCGCACCCCTTTGATAAATCATGTCCGTACTTCTACGAACCTGAGAAAAGGAATTTAATCCATTAGAATATAATTGTTTATAACCGAATGTTGCCATATTATTTATTTTTTGTATCTATTAATATCTTACTTATTGAGTTTTCCAAATCTTCGAAAAGAACATCACCAAGTAGTTCAGTGAACATTGGATTTTTTTCTAATAACATGTAAAACTTATCTTCAATCTTTGCTGCTCGGATACCGTTCTTACGGATTCCTCCTTGTATCGCAAAGACTGTTGCTTTCATCTCATCGAAGTTTGGTTGAATATTTTTGGCCTTCATCCAATCAAGTAATACTCTCATGGGTAAAGGTTTTTTTCCATCCTTTATTCTTTTTTTATTTATTGCGTACGCAAATGATACCATCTTTTGTTCTTGTGAGAAGTTGAATTTGATTCCTCTTGCTTGAATCCATGTCATGAGTGCCGAGTATGGAACCCATTTTTTTCCTTTCGCTCTTCCTCTGTTTACATAAACATAATAATCATTTACGAATATATCTATGATAAAATCGTTTCCTGACTTCTTAACAACCGTTGCGACACTATTATATAATGAACCTGTAGCATACTTGTTTGACTTACCTTTTTCAGGGAATCCAAAGGGATACTCCTTTAATAATAAAGGGTCCCTAAACATGTCATCAATCATATCCGCTAACTTGTTTAAATCCATTATCTAACTTGATTGATTGTTACAATTATTGATGGTGAACGAGGTATGTTTCCTGATGCTGGTAAGGTTTCAAATGTTGTATTATTACTATCTGATTGATACGCTAATTCATAATAAGAACCTGAGTTTGCGTTGTCCCATAAGTTTAACGCTAATACATCTTTATGGTTAGATGGGATGGTCACATATGTTGCTGTATCCGCTACATTCACACCATCTTTCTTTAACCATACTGCCACAGTACCTTCACCCGAACCTTGTGAGATTTGAGTTGAATATTGTACGTTATATGTTGCTGTTCTTGGTACGTATAATCTTGAACCACTAACAACAGTGATTGTATCATTAACACCAATTGAACTGAAATACACAAATGAACTACTTACGTTCGCTGTGGTTGTGTATGATCCTGTGTCATAGAATCCACCTGCTGCGAATAACGCTGGTAACGCTTGTGCTGGTGTTGCGTAGTGTAATGAACCTGTACTGTCCATGGTTACAAAGTAAGAACCTGTCTCTTGTGTAATACCTGTGATATTAACATCTGAACCAGTTATTCTTAATGAACCTGATAATATTGTATTACCATTAACATTTAATGAACCTGAGATTCTTGTGTTAGAACCTGAGTCAACTAATAAACCTGTTCTTCTTGCTGCCACACCTGTACCCGTACCAACTGCGAACACCACTTGTTGTGAGTCTTCTAAGTTAGAACCAGTCATGTTAAATCTACCAACAAACGCTGAACCACCTAATGTTCCCGCTGTGTGTGATGCTGAAACATGTATGTTATTACCATACACAAAAGTAGATAATAAGTTCGCGTTTGATGATGAAACAAATGATGATGATATTTGTATGTTCGCACCACCTATTAAGTTACTGTTAAAGTTTCTTGATAAGTTTGATGATTGTGAACCTGATACATAAATGTTATGACCTGTTCCACCTTGACCACCCAAGAATGTATTATTACCAACTAAAATATTATTGTTCGCAATTGCTGATGAACTTACATGGTTATTAATGGTTACAGGTGCGTTATTAAAGTTAGCGGTATAAGTGATTGAACTACTAATATGATTTAATGTAACAGCTGCTGCGTTGATATTTGTACTAATAGTTGGTCTTGTGTTTGTTACAAAGTTTTGTGTTGATGTTATAGCACCACCATTAACTAAGTTACCAGCAAGTGCGGTAATAGAAC